TAAGCTTTAAGAATACCTGAATTACCTGTTGCTGTATTAATTGTTATTGCTGGAAGATTTTGATAACTTTGACCACCATCAGATATAAAGACATCTGTAATTTCTCCATTACCTGTTCCAACTTCTTGTACAATTTTATTACCAGCATACGTATCTTGTATTTGTGTATAGTCTTCTAATACTATATGTTCAGCGCCAAGGTCTGTTTCACCTGCAACAGCTCCACTAACTACTGAAACAAATCCTGCAACACCATTACCGTGTGTTGTTGCATTATCAAAAACTAATTTATCTCCAATTGTATAATTTGTTCCTGAATTATCAATAATAATTTCATCTATACTTCCATCACCAATTGAATCAATAGTAAAGAAAGCACTATTACCACCACCAACAATTTTTACGAAATCTGCTTTGTTATATAAAGAACCATCATTTTGTATTATTTTATTTCCAGGAATACCTGTTATAGTTGCTTTAATATAACTATCACTAATTTCCGATTCAGTACCTCTTATTTCTTCACCAACAATAAATGTACCATTAATTGATTCTTCGTTTATTGTAAATTCAGAAACATCATAAGCACCTATTTGAAACTTAATAACATTTTCTACAATAGCAGTTGCGTTTGAATTTTGTCCTGTAATTGTTCTACCAATTAAATCAGAAGTATCACCACCTAAAGTATCAATTGTTCTTATTAACTTTTGAGTATTCCATTTACCATCTGATACTCTTAAAATTTGTTCTCTAGGATAAATTGTTTCAGAAGGTTCATTAAATAATAATCTAAAAAATAATTCGTGTCCTTTTTGTGTACCTTTTGCTCTGTAAAGAGAACGAACATTTTTAATTAAATTTCTTTTATCAACACCTTCTGCTAAATCTTCTGGTAATGTTTTTAAAAATTCTTCTCTAAAATTAGATAAGAAAAAAGAAAGTGTATTATCTGGATCTCTAAATTTTGTTAAGTCTGATATATTATGTACTGGAGCAGGACTATAACCTGTAATTATAGCATTTGCATTAGAACTATCTCCAATAATAGTCTCACCATTTATAAATTTACTTTGAGCTGAAATATATAATTTAGCATTAACTAAATCTTCCGTAAGAATAGCTGCTGTTGCTTTTGAAGTTTGTCCTGTAATTGTTTCGCCATTAGTAAATTTTCCATATTGACTTTCCTCTAAAGCAATATTATCACCAGCGTGTAGTTGTGTTCTACCGGTACCATAAGCACCAGCGTCTAAAATTAATTTGTTTGTTTGTGGAGTTTCTGTTTCTAATAGAATGCCCTCGGTTGTTTGGACACTCTTAACTTTTAATTCAGCAGATTCTAATAATTGATAATAAGTTTGTAAAAATTCAGCAAATTTAGGATGTTGTTCAACTACAAATTCCGGTAGTTGAGACTGGATTATTGAACTAATTTTATCATTAAACTTTGCCATTTGTCATTAATAACTTGAAGAGGTAGTATAACCAACACCTGCGTCTGAACCACCACCTACTATTGTATCTGCCTCAGCAGCTATTGAGGAATTAGCTATATCTACTTCCACAATTTGGTCTCTTACAGGAACTATATCGTTTGAACTCGGACTTACGGTTAACTCTATTACGGTTGAAGTTGCTCCTCTTATGTTTGAAATTTCTTTTACGTTTAATGAATTGATTGTAATAGCACCAGTACCATAATCTATTGTACCTTGCGTTTCATTTAAATATGTTTGTTGACCACCACTTGAATAATATAATCTAATATTACCAACACCATCATCATTTAAAAACATTTCTTGTTCATAACCATCTATTTTAAATCCTGTTGATGATAAAATACCACCAGCACTTGCATTATGTCCAGCGTGTGGATTATACAATGCATTTCTAAAATAGATATTATACTTTGTTGATGTAAGTAATACTGGTTGGAAATCTTTTCTAATTTTTATTTTTGATATGTTAGATAAGATACTTGTATCAGTTGAGTCAAATAAAGTAGAAAGTTTTGAAAATCTGAATACTGCGTCAAACTTTTGTAAGTTATCATTATTATATTCTGTAAGTGTATTAATTAATTCTGCTTTTAATGTTTCTTTAGTCTTAGCAGTTTTATTTGGATCATATTTAACCGTACTTGTAACCAATACAGAAGTAACCTCTGGATCAACAATTACTGGAGTTACCGAAGCAACATTGAATTTTTTTAATTTAGAAACTAAATCTGCTTTTGTTTGTTCAGTTAATGTAGAACCTGAAGCAGCCTTAATTGCAATTTTAACTTGACCATATCTTGGCGTCTCATCATCTTCACCACCCCAAGCACTTACTGATTGAGCATTTGGATAAAGTGATTGAGTTAATGTTTCATAATCAGTAGTTGTTACCGCTCTGTCTTGACTTGCATATTGTAATGGTGCATTAAATTTAATTGACTCACTTCCCTCAGCTTCAGAACCACCTTGAGAATTAGAGTTTGTTGTAAGAGTTATATCTGAATATCCACCAATCGTTCCTGATAATGTAAATGTACCTGCTCCATTTGAATCTTCTTTATTAGTAATCACATATTCCATTATTACAATATTACCATCTGATAATTTTTTACCAGTTATACCATCACCAAAATAAATTTCAAATTTTCCATCGCCAGATTCTTGAACAAAATATACTTTACTTGTTCCATCTAAACTTTCATAACCATTAGCTAAAGTATAAACTTCTGTAGTAGTATCTGTATTACTATTCTGTATTGAAACTTGTAATGTTGTAGTATCAACATTAGCATTTGGTATTACAAATTTTTGGTCAACATCTAATTCATTATTAGTATATTTGTATGTGACCAATGTTCCTTCGTATAAGGTAACATCTGAAAAATTATAAACACCATCAGAAGGTGTAATTGTAATATCTTCGTTATTCACATATTGATAAGTTGCGCCATCAACAATAGATGTAAAGATTGTTCCTTTGTTCATAGTGACCGAAGAACCTGTAGCACCATTTACTTTTATATCAACTGAAGCTCTTGGACATCTAGGTGATGTAGGAGTATATCCTAACATCTTAGCAAGTGATACAATATTATTTCTAATATCAGCACTATCTAAAAACATTTCATTTGCTGACATATTAGCAATGTAGGACAGATAGTGAGTATTATAGGATAATACGTCTAATAGAACTGCAAAACTAGAACCTTCAAAATTATAATCTTGAAATGCTGTTTGACCTTGTAAAAAAGTTTTTAAGTTTGCTTTTATTTGATCAAAATCTAATTCTGATACATTTAATTTATTGCTTGCCATTTATTATCTTAACCTTTGTAAGTATGTAGTAACCGATACCGGATCTTGGGTGCCTTTTACATAAAATTGTATATCACATACCAATCTATTTCTATCTGGATCGTCATCAATTGATATTTGTTGTACATCAATTCTTGGCTCATAGTTAGTTAATACTTCACCTATTTTTCTTTTTAAAAATACGCCTGTTATAGGATCATAATTTTCAAAAAGTAATTCTCTAATACCACAACCTAATTCTGGATGAAAAGGTCTCTCATAAAAATTCGTTTGTACTAGGTTTCTAACTGCTCTTTTAACTGCAACAACATCCTCTACCGTAGCAACATCTTTTGTTGTCGGATTTTTAGCAAAGTCCATATCTAAATCTTTATAGATTCTAGATAACCTTTTACTTTTATTTACTGCTGAAGCGTCATATATTGCCATAGTGCTAATATTTATATGAAAAACTTAGCCAGAATTGACATTATCTGAACCAGAAGTAATATCTTCTGATCCATTGTATTGGGAACCTACGTATGCAAGATTTTCCTTATTAACAAAAACGGTTGCTGAGTAATTAGCGTCTAAAGGTGGTGTATGCATAGGGCAAGGTGGAAATGGAGGCCAAGTATGTGATGTACACTTGTCGTTTCTACGTACAATGCCTATACCATTAACTTTAACATTTCCGGAACATTCATTTGTAGTCGTTTCACCGGTACAAGCGTGATTTGTTGCTACCGTATCTACTTGATTTCCTCTTGCTACTGCTGGCATTAGTTTATAGGTTCCAATTCGTCTTGTTTTTTTTCGGATTCTGTCTTTGTGCAATTTTCACATCTACAATGCCTACAAATTTCATAAGAATATGATTCACCTGTTAATCCATCTTCGGCGTCTTCACTTATTTTGCTTCCACAATGACTTTTACGACCACAATTATTACAATATGACATATTTTTCCTTTTCTACAGATATTTATCAAAAAGAACAAGAAAATAACGCTGATTTTAGCTCAGTTTGTCTTAAATCGCTTTTATTTTCTTCCATTGATTCGGCGATTCGCTCATAATCGGGAGAAAGTCTGCAATCCGTGATATTCACGCAAGAATTGAGTAAAATAGAACAAAGTAAGAACATCAATGTTGTTAAAATGTTGATTTTACTCACTTTTTTGCTCATATTTTTTAAAAAAATGTTGATTTTTCTGCTTTTTTCGCTTGACTCTAGCTCTATTTTAGTGTATATTTAGTGTATAAAGTGAGAAAGGATACAATATGAAAAACTTACTACCCTTGATAACAATTTTATCAGGAATTATGGCAGTTGGCTACATAGAAGATTGTGGTGGCCATTGTTTAGGCAATGAGAACTGGACTATGTTCTTTGTAATGTCTGTAATTATGTTAATTTCAGGCGTTTTGTCTGTTTATACTATGGGGAGGTCTGAATAATGCAAGCTCTACCTAAAGATAGAAGACGTAAAGTCTTTGAAAGAGTCGTAAATCCTCTTTTAGTTAAACATTTAGAAACTTACAAAGGAACTTTTAAAGGTTCTTGTATTGCGTCTAATATACCAATCAAATATTTAAGTTATTTTAAAGAAGTTAGCGCTTCAAGAAGAGCTAAAAAAGTAAGATACAGATATAGAGGTTGTTCAAAACCTGGTTATAAAAGACCCCAGTCTTTTTGCCATATGTTTGGCGCTGATACCTTTAGTTTGTATTATCGTTAAAATCAAGATATTCATAAAGAGAGTGTGTTGGCTCCCAGCCTAACGCTCTCATTTCATTATTTTGACATTGATTAGAGGCGACCTCTGTAGGTTCGCCTTTTTTTATTTCCCAATTATACTGACCAGACATATTAGCTAATGATTTTAT